TCCCGATTTGCACACGGTGCATTAAAAGAACCCAAAAAAGAGGAATAACAATTCAATGAGCAACAAAAGGATGAAGGAGAATTAAAATGGCTCATATTGATTTTGAAGCTAAAACAGACAGGGAATTATTAGTGCTTGTGGCACAGGCAAGCAATGAGACTGTCGGCCATCTGGCAAAACTCAATAATAGTATTCTCAAACATGAGCAGAGGATAACCGCTCTGGAAATTCATGGTGGCTGTAATGCTTCAGAATCAACATCCTGGAAGTCAGTCCTGAAGGTCAACTGGCAAATCATAACCTGGATTGCGTGTGTCGGGGCTTTGATTGCAATGAAGATAGGAGAGTACTTAGGCTGGTTGTAAATGAATGCCGTATAAGCCAAGTCGTCCATGTCATTATCAAGGATGCCCTAATCTAACTGATCACCCCCGCGGATATTGCCCCCTGCACCTATCTGGAAAGTACCGGGAGGAAGATAGCAAGCGGCCACCTTCTCATGAGCGAGGATATGATAGGCATTGGAGGCGAGCTAGAGTTAGATATCTAAGGGAACACCCCCTCTGTGCAATATGCCTGGCTGATGGGCAAATTACAGCCGCCACAGTGGTTGACCACATCATCCCCCCTAAAGGAGATTATGAATTGTTCTGGGGGGGGGATAACTGGCAGAGCTTATGTAAGGTTCATCACGACCAAAAAACAGCTAAACAGGATGGAGCTTTTGATAATAAGGGAGGGGGATATTAAATATCTACAGTATTTAACTCTGTAAACCGAGTTGGCAGTCAAACACAAGTATTCACATAATAGGGATAGGGGGTTGAAACTCCTTGATAGTGCAGAAAATTAACATTTCAGAGATAAATCCAGCCAAATATAACCCTCGCAAGGACTTAAAACTTGGCGATCCTGAGTATGACAAGCTCAAGAAGTCCATTGCGGAGTTTGATTTAGTTGAACCTCTCATCTGGAACAAGCAGACCGGCAACCTTGTTGGAGGGCATCAGAGGCTCAAAATCCTTCAAGAGATGGGCATGGAAGAGGTGGATGTATCGGTTGTTGACCTCACTCCTCAGAAAGAAAAGGCTCTTAACCTAGCTCTTAACAAGATACAGGGCGATTGGGACCTGCCCAAATTGAAGGACTTGTTAGAGGAGCTGGACACCGGCGAGTTCGATATAGAGATAACAGGATTTGATGAAAAGGAAATTGAGGACTTGATGACTCAGTTCCATGTATGGCATCCAGAAGATGGTTTATTGGAAGGGGACGGCGAATTAGCTAGGCGTGTCATTATTACGTTCTCTAGCGAATTAGAGGAATTAGAGTTTTGGGCGAAATTGGGCAAAGACCATGCTCCGGTCAATAGAGTTTTGTTTCACTGGAAGGAGTTGAATGCCTGAGTGGTATCAATCCCCCAGGTGGTCACAAGAGATAACAGACTGTTCAATGCCGATGACCTTTGACACGTATAGTGTTTGTTCCTACAACTGTCATTATTGTTTTAGCATATACCAAAGAGATATCGGCAAAAACAAAGACAATTATCGAAATCGTAATGTCAGAAGTGTCAATCCCAAAGAAGTGAAGGCGATTTTCAACGGCAAGCCTTCTCAGTTCAGAAAGTATATAGAGAAACGCCTAGCGATGCAATGGGGGGGATTATCAGATCAGTTCGATGAGTATGAACGTAGATATGGTATCACCCTTGATTTACTAAAGTTCTTCAGGGAAATAGAATATCCTATTTGTTTTTCAACAAAAGCTACTTGGTGGGCATATGATGACAGATATAGGGATTTATTCAAGGATGCAAGCCATTTTAATACCAAGTTTTCTATCATAATGCTTGACCAAAATGCCTCCAAGAAAATAGAGGCAGGATGTCCCTCGCCACAAGAACGCCTGAAGGCAATGGCTGAGATAGCCAAGTTGAATCCTGTTGGCGGGGTGACATTGAGGCTTCGCCCTTATATCATAGGGGTTTCCAACAAGGATGTTGGAGAGCTCATAAAACAGGCTGCCGGCGCAGGAGCTACGGCACTATCGACTGAATTCTTTTGCCTGGAGAGACGTTCAGTTTCTGGACACAATCATCATTTCCCCATAATCAGCAGGGTATTAGGCTTCGACATTGAAGAATGGTATGCAAAGCGAAGTCATGGCTCTGGTTACTTGAGGCTCACCCGAGATATAAAAAGACCGTATGTGAATGAAATGCAGGAACTATGCGAGAAATATGGCTTGCGTTTCTATGTTTCGGATGCCCATTTTAAGGAGCGCTGTCACAATGGGTCATGTTGTGGATTGCCAGAGGATTGGAATTATACCAGAGGGCAGGGATGTGAGGCCCTCCAAATAGCCAAGAAAAAGGGGCAAGTTTCTTGGAGTGATCTATCACCTCATTTAGATTATCTTGAGGGAGTTCCCTGGGATGGAGCGAAAGGATACAATTTTTCAAGTTGTGAGCGCAGAGCCGCCTATGCTGACTTCAGTATGATTGATTATTTAAGATATACATGGAATCATCCGAAGCGAGGACAATCGCCCTACATAATGTTCGAGGGGGTTATAAAGCCCTCTGGAATCGATGAACTTGGCGACCTGGTGTATGAGATTGATGAATCTAGATTGTGAATGAAGGATTCGCATAACCTAGCAAAGCCACTTTTAGGACTTTCCTTCGGGGCTTGGTTTCAAAGTTGATTTTTAATGCTCGGAGTGTCCTGAGAACATTCGTATTCATAGCCTCCGGCAATTGTGTGAAAACTGTATCAAGGTGTTCGAATCTGAACTCTGCAATCTGTTGACGCTGTATAGAACGCACTTGATTTTGCCAGTATAGAACGCACTTTAACTTTCTCTCAGACCAGAAGGGATATCTTATTTGAAAAGCCTCTATGTGGGCAGCCAAGTCAAACTCTGTGACCAAAAACCAATGTTGTTTCGTGAGGTCGAAAAAATCAGATACAGCAGGTGCATGAGGTGGGCAATAATTGCGTTGCCCATGATTGGGACATCCGTGTGGATGGTCAGGATAGGGTAATTTACACCAGCTTCCGCACCTATTGTCTATATAGAGCCTATCGGTGACATCTAGTGAATAATGGTTCATCTTCTAATTAAAGCTAACTTTACATAATTTGTCAAGTGGTGGCTCTATACAGAGGCAAAATATTTTGAGGAAAATTAAAAATGAAAGGACGAAAATCTCGCCCAACTAAAATCAAGATATTAGAGGGTGAGCCGAACAAAGACAGAATAAATAAACATGAGCCAGTACCTCGGCATAACGAGACTACCTGTCCACGCCATTTGATAAGAGAGGCTCGCAACGAGTGGAATCGGATATATCCCGAATTGCAGACCATGGGGTTGATGTCGAAGATTGACCGTGTTGCCCTTGCTGCCTACTGTCAGACTTATGGGCGCTGGGTTAAATACGAGAAGATAATTGCTGAGAAGGGCGAGCTTTACAAGACACAAAAGGGAAATGTCATCACCTCGCCTGCATTGTGGGTAGCTAATAAAGCCCTCGAGCAGATGCACAAGTTCCTAACTGAGTTCGGCATGACTCCGGCATCGAGGTCAAGGATTAATGTAAGTAAGCAAGAAAGCGATGATCCGCTAGATAAGCTGTTAAGCACTAGCAGAAAGAATTGATTATGGTTTGTGCAGAGAGAATCGATACGAGGACCGCTGAAAGGGCGGTTCTTTTTATTGAGAATCTAAAACATTGTAAGGGGGAATGGGCTGGTAAGAATTTCAACATGATGCCCTGGCAGCAGGACATTATAGAGAAGCTATTTGGTACCCTTAATCCCGATGGCACAAGGCAATATCGAACCTGCTATATCGAGCTTCCCCGGAAGAATGGCAAATCCACTTTAGCGGCGGGGGTTGCACTTTATCTCCTGTTTGCCGATGATGAAATAGGGGCTCAGGTCTATTCGGCAGCCAATGAACGCGGTCAAGCAGCCCTTGTATTCAATGATGCAGCGGCAATGGTGCGACAAGCGCCGGCATTGTTAAAGCGGTCCAAGATTGTAGATTCTCAGAAGCGGATTGTCTATTATTCCCAAAATTCCTTTTATTCGGCAATATCGGCTGAGGCTTATTCTAAGTTTGGTTATGACTCACATGGCGTGATTTATGATGAGCTTCATGCGGCACCAAATCGGGAGTTATGGGATGTTTTGGTGACATCCTTCGGAGCGCGGCGGCAGCCGCTTTTATTGTGTATTACCACTGCCGGCTATGATAGGAACTCGATTTGTTGGGAGCAACACGATTATGCGTGTAAAGTCAGGGATGGAATTATAGACGATCCGACATTCCTGCCTGTGATTTATGCAGCTTCCGATGATGCAGACTGGCAGGATGAGGAAGTCTGGTTTGATTGCAACCCGGCGCTGGGAGTTTTCAGGAACCTTGAGGAGATGCGGACATTAGCTAAAAAGGCAAGGGAAACGCCAGCTCTTGAGATGACTTTTCGCAGACTATATCTAAATCAATGGACATCTTCAGTCGAGCGGTGGATGCCGATGGATAAGTGGGATGAATGTGATGGGAAAGTTGATTTATGGGCATTGAAAGGGAAACCCTGCTATGCAGGACTCGACTTATCGGCAACAACCGATTTGACAGCACTTGCTTTAGTGTTCCCTGTTGGCGATTCCTTTGATGTGATGATGCACTTCTGGATTCCCAGAGATACGATGATAGAGAAGGAGAGAAAAGACAGAGTGCCTTATTCCCTGTGGACAAAACAGGGATATATAACCGCCACAGAGGGGAATGTCATAGATTATAAATTCGTCCAGCACACCCTAGAGGAATACCGGGAAATATTTGATATTAAGGAAATAGCTTTTGACCGATGGGGAGCAACGAAATTATCCCAAGACTTGACAGACGCTGGATTTACGATGGTGCCATTCGGTCAGGGTTTTGCCTCAATGGCAGCACCGACAAAGGAATTGATGAATCTGGTCCTCAGTAGGAAGTTGAGACATGGTGGGAATCCTGTTTTAAGATGGAATGCCGACAATCTAGTAGTGAATCAGGACCCAGCGGGGAACCTGAAGCCCGACAAGGCGAAATCAACACAGAGGATAGACGGAATGGTAAGTCTGATAATGGGCATTGACAGGGCTACACGGCATGAAGGGGAAGAGGAAAAGTCAGTATATGAAGATAGAGGAGTTGTAAGCGTATGAAAATACCATTAATAAGCAGACTATTGGAAAGGCGATATTCTCTAACAGACTTAGATAGAGATATGGATTTAGCGGTAATGGGGCGAAATACTGCAACTGGTGTGAGCATAACGGAGAAAACAACTTTGGAGTGTGTAGCCGTCTTTGCCTGCGTGAGGATATTGTCCGAGACATTAGCCTCAATTCCCTTGCCGTTATACCAGCGAATAACGCCTCGTAGCAAACGGCGAGCCCATGAACATCCGTTGTATTCCCTATTACACGATGCGCCAAATCCAGAAATGTCATCGTTTAATTTCCGTGAGGCACTGATGGCACATCTTGCGTTGTGGGGTAATGCCTATGCTGAGATTGATTGGGATATGAACAAGGGGAGGCCGCGGGCTTTATGGCCTCTATTGCCAAACAAGATGCAGATAAAGCGTGAAAAGGGTGGTTTATATTACTATTACCGATTACCCGATGGGCAGGAAAAGATTTTCCCGTCTATTAACATCCTTCATATTCCAGGACTCGGATTTGATGGCTTAATTGGATATTCGCCAATTCATATGGCACGGGAAGCTATCGGCTTATCTTTGGCGACAGAGGAATTCGGGGCTAGGTTCTTTGGCAATGGAGCCAAGCCCGGTGGAGTCCTAGAGCACCCAGGGAAATTGGGGCTACCTGCACAGGAGAATTTACGCAAGTCGTGGAACGAAATGCACCAGGGCTTATCAAACCAGCACCGCATAGCGATTCTTGAGGAAGGGATGAAATATCAAGTGGTAGGCATCCCGCCCGACGATGCCCAATTCTTGGAGACACGGGAATTTCAGAGGTCGGAAATAGCTTCTTTTTTCCATATTCCGCCGCACATGATAGGCGATCTCAAGCATGCGACATTCTCAAATATAGAGCATCAGGGCATTGAGTTCGTCGTTTATACGATGCGTCCCTGGTTTGTGCGGTGGGAGCAAGTCATTAGTAAGAAATTACTATGGCCAGATGAGCGGAAGGATTACTTTGCTGAGTTTCTGGTAGAGGGATTGTTGCGTGGTGATGTGGAGAGCCGGTACAAGGCATATTCCGTCGGCAGGCAGTGGGGATGGCTGAGTGCGAATGATGTGAGGGAACTAGAGAATATGGAGCCATTGCCTGACAAGCAAGGCGATATTTATTATGTGCCAATGAATATGCTGCCAGCCGGAACTATGCCAGAAACAAAAAGCCTAGCGCTGATAAACGAACCTCGGTCTGAGCGAGGCAATTCACAGGCAGCAATGCACCGGCATAAGACAGCACAGTCATACAAACGAGTTTTTGAGGATGCAGTGCAGCGGGTAGTCAAAAGGGAGACTGATAATGTGCTGCGGGCTGCCAAGAAATATCTAAGTGTACGGTCCAGTGCTGATTTCGACACATGGTTAGAGGATTTCTACCGGGATTTCCCTGAGTTTATTTCAAAGCAGGTTGAGCCAGCCATATATGCGTTAGCTGAAGCAATACAAGCAATAGCCGCTGATGAAGTAAATGCTGAAGCTGCGATGACACCCGAATTAGAAAGTTTCCTGAAGCAATATGCCTCAGTATTCAATGGCAGATACACGAAATCATCAAAAGGGCAACTTCAGGCTCTTATCAAGGAAGCGGTAGAGGCGGAGGAGGAGCCACTTGAGGCAATAACGGTGCGATTAGCTGAATGGGAGGAAACGAGGGCTGACAAAACAGCAATGAATGAAACTATCCAATTAAGCAATGCAGTGGCAAAGGTTGTGTTTGGTGGTGCTGGGGTAACAAGATTGGTGTGGGTAGCGATGGGAAGCAAAAGCTGTCCGCTATGTCAGGAAATGAACGGGAAAATAGTGGGCATAGATCAACCCTTCCTGGCTGAAGGGGACAAGCTAGAATCGGAACAAGGCTCACAAATACGACTGTATCGACCGACAACGCATCCGCCATTACATCAAGGCTGCGTGTGCCAGATAGTGCCTGGATAAATTATGAAATTTACACCATCACCTACGAAGAAAGTCCGTGTTGTTGATACAGAAGGGAATACCGTAAAGGTGGTAGAAATGAATAGAGCAAAGAGACGGAAATTGAAAATAGGGAGGTAAATTATGCCATATCCAAAAGAACATTCTTGTCGATTAGAAGACCCCGATAAATACGATAAATTCGCACGGAAGAATTGTGCGGAAAAACATGACGGAAAATGTATTGATTTTATATTTGGCATTAAAAAAGGCAAATCTGAACTTCAGGCTATGAGATATGACAAGGAAATCTGGACTGAAGAGGCTGCCAGAAAACATTGTAAAGACCATGATGGTACCTTTGAGGCAGCCAAGGAGGATAAAACTATGGAAAAAGGTAGAGAAGAACGGGCATATAAAGTGGAAATGCGGGTTGAAGATGGGGATGAGCCTAAAATCACGGGACATGCTGCGGTGTTTAGCAAGCTATCGGTAGACCTTATGGGCTTTCGAGAAAAGGTAGCACCAGGGGCTTTTGCTGGGAGCATAGAGAAGAGTGATATCCGGGCATTGTGGAATCATAATCCTGATTATGTACTCGGCAGGAATAAAAGCGGAACATTGCATCTAGAAGAGGACAAGAAGGGGCTGGCGATTGAGATATCACCACCTGATACGCAGTGGGCGCGGGATTTAATGGAAACCATTAAGCGTGGTGATGTGGACCAGATGTCCTTTGCCTTTCAAGTAGTTAAGGATTCGTGGGATGAATCTGGCAAGGAAAAAATAAGGACTTTAGAGGAAGTCGAATTATTTGATGTATCACCAGTTACATATCCAGCCTATCCGCAGACGGATGTAAAGGTTCGTTCTGTTCTTGAAGAAGCCGGGCTGGATGTGAATCGATTAGCTGTGGTCATGGAAAGGCGCACGGCGACAAACAATGAAGATATAGCGGTAGTCAAACAAGCTATCGATGTATTGAATAGCTACCTTCCCAGGCAAGCGGAAGATTCGGACGGTCAGGGTACTCCTAATGAGGGGTATGTTGAGCGTCTGAAAAAGAAGTGCGAGCTATGGGAGTTTAGCAAAGAAATAAACAAGGAGGTTAAAAATGGAAAAATATCTTGAGTACCAAGCCAAGATAAGCGATGCAAGGACTGAAGGACTTGCTATTTTCGCAAAGGCTGAGACTGAAAAACGGGACACCACCGGAGAGGAAGATACCCGGCTGGAGGAGCTGAGGCAGCGCATAAATAAGCTGGAACGAGAGCGTGACCACTATGTGCAGATGAAGGGCTTACAGCCAGAGATTGAGGCCATGAGCAAAGAGCCGACCAAGCCTAACCCCGAGAACAAAGAGGAGAGTTTCGGGAGCTTTGGTGAGCAACTGATGGCTGTGGTTGAAGCAGCTAGAGGTGGTGGGAAGGTAGACCCGAGGCTAACTACCCGGGCATTAGGGCTTTCGGAAGGCGTTCCTTCCGCTGGAGGCTTTCTGGTACAGACGGATTTCTCAACTGAGCTATTGAAGCGAGTCTATCAAACCGGGGTTCTGGCCAGTCGTTGTCGCAAGATTCCTATTAGTGCTAATGCCAATGGAATCAAGATTAACGGCATCGATGAGTCCACAAGGGTTTCTGGATCTCGCTGGGGTGGATTGCAGACATACTGGTTATCGGAGGCAGGAACCAAATACTCCAGCAAGCCTAAATTTCGCCAGATTGAGTTAAGTCTGAATAAGCTGATTGGGCTTTGCTATGCTACCGATGAACTTCTGCAGGATACGGCAGCCCTGGAATCGATAATCACACAGGCTTTCAGCGAGGAATTTGGCTTTGTGATTGACGATGCTATTGTGAATGGCACCGGTGCCGGGCAGCCTTTAGGGGTGTTAAATTCTGGGGCTTTGGTGACTGTAGGTGCAGAAGCAGGGCAGCCAGCGGCTACTATACTCACCGAGAATATCGTGAAAATGTGGGCAAGGATGTGGGCAAGGAGCCGCCCGAATGCGGTATGGTTCATCAACCAGAACATAGAGCCACAACTATTTACCATGAGCCTGGCGGTAGGGATCGGCGGAATCCCCGTCTATATGCCCGCAAATGGGTTATCGGGCAGCCCCTATGCAAGTCTTATGGGCAGGCCAGTAATTGCCATTGAGCAGTGCCAGACGCTGGGAACTTTGGGCGATATAATCCTGGCTGACATGAGCCAATATATCTTGGCGGATAAGGGTGGAATGCAGACAGCTCAATCCATTCATGTTCAATTTACTACGGATGAGAGCGTATTCCGCTTTGTCTACAGGGTAGATGGGCAACCGATATGGAATTCGGCATTGACTCCCTATAAGGGAACTGTTGCTAATTCCCTGAGTCCATTTGTAGTCTTAGCAACCAGGTAGATTTAAGGGGAGGGCAATCCCTCCCCTTTCCTAAAATAATTCAAGGAGGTAAAAATGGAAATTTGTTTACCAGAAGTTACAAAAATAGTGGAGGCACTTACTCCACAGGTGGGAGCGGGCGTCACGGGCGATTATGTATCATTGAAGAATGTGCATAGAGCCTTTGTGGTGGTTCATGTTGCTCAGGGTGATGTGGCACAGATGGCGATAAGCATTGAGCAGGCACCAGATGTTGCTCCAACTAGCAGCAAGGTAATCACCGTTGTAGTGCCGATTTGGGCGAATGAGGACTGTGTTGCTACTGATACCCTTGTCCGCCAGCCCGATGCGGTGAACTTCACACTTTCGGCAGTGGCAGCGCACAAGGTGGTCATATTCCAGATTGATCCGTCTACACTTGATATAGCCGGTGGGTTTGACTGTATCACGGTGAAAACTGGTGCTTCCCATGCTAATAACCTGACTTCGGCTATGTATTACCTGTGCGAGAGATACCAGCAAGCGACACCGCCATCAGCCATACTTGACTGAGGTAACTAATACCTGAAAAGTGCAAAAGGAGCAGGGAACGTAAAGCCCTGCTCCAACCCGTTAAACATCGCATAGTAACATATGCGAAAAAATGAAATCTTAGGAGGTAAATATGAGCGATTACATCGCAGGAAAAGCATTAAGGAAATTGCAACTAGGCGCGAAAGTTGAACGAACCACCGCGAATCTGACTACTGGACTTGCTCTGTTCAATATCCTTGGTGGGAGAGTTCAATTAAACCTGATTGTGGGTGAAGTAACGACCATTATGCAGGCAGGTGCTAATGCCTGCAAACTTACAGCAGATCCCACCATAGGGGCGACAACTGACTTATGTGCCACGGCTGATATGGATGCTGCTGAGGCGGGAACATTAATTACCATCTCAGGTACTGCGGTAACAGCCATGCAGCTTGGTAAATCAGGTTCAGTACGTGGACAGGATTCTCCTGTTATTCTAGCAGTTGGACAAATGATATGGGTTCAGGCTGCGGTCAAAACAGGCTCCGTCAAGTGGACACTCTTTTACATTCCGATTGATGACGGCGCCTATGTGACGGCGGCATAATTCAAGATTCAAGCGATGAAAGGGAGGGGTTTCGGCCTCTCCCTTTTAACAGGAGGCAAATATGGCTGGAACTATAACTTTTACAGAAATAACGCATGGCACAGTCAAAAAGATAAAAGCAGCATGGACAACGGGCACAGGTGCGGATATAAATAAGGCTGACGGCACAACCACCAATTCATATTCTGGTCGTCTTCTAGGAGCTATCACAGTGCCAAGTGGTGCTCCCGATGCTCCAACAAATCTTTACGATATAGCAGTCAACGACAATGATTCGGTAGATGTAGCTTTGGGGGCTTTGGTTGATAGAAGTGCTACTGTTACTGAGTTCGTAGCTGAGGCATCAATGGCAGGCGTTGCTCAAAGTAAGTTGACTATTGCCGTTACTGCTGCTGGAGACACTAAGAAAGGTACTCTTTATTTATTCATAAGATGACAAAAGAAATAGAGATAGAAATGGCTATTAGGGAAGCTCCTGAAAATGCCATGTTAAAACGGAGGAAGAAACGTGTTAAAGCTAGAGACAGTACCCGTAAAAGAACCTCTAACCTTAGCCGAGGTCAAAGCGCACCTGAGAATAGATAGTGTCAGCTTTGCCGAGGATATAACCACCAAGCAGAGTATTGCCCCGGGAAGCCATGATATGGCAGAAGATTATTCGCTTGAAGGGGCATCCGTTGATGTATTAGGCTATTCTGTTTTGGTGAATCTGGATGCCGGCGAATGTGGAGCTGACGGAACTGTTGATATCAAACTCCAGGACAGTGATAATGGGACAACTTGGACAGATGTGACCGATGGTGCCTTTTCGCAAATAACAGAGGAAAACGATAATGCCATCTATGAGAAGGCATACACAGGCACAAGGCGCTATCTCCGTGCTGTCGCAACCGTGGCTGTGGCTGCGTGTGAATTCTCAGTTAGTGTCATTAAGGATGCCTCCACTTCCGTTGAGGATGATTTACTCAATTCCTTAATTACTGCTGCGCGGCAATATTGCGAGGGCTTTCAACGCAGGGCTTATATTTCCCAGACATGGCATCTGTGGTTAGATGAATTCCCCAATAAGGCATACATCGAAATTCCATTGCCTCCATTACAAGCTGCAGGCGTTTCCATTAAATATTATGATACCTCTGATGCTGGAACGGAATGGCCAACCTCTAATTATTTCGTTGATGCTAAGAGTGAACCCGGGCGGATAGTCCTGAACTATGGGAATATATGGCCATCAACCGCATTGAGACCAGCCAACGGAGTCTGTGTCACTTTTATTGCAGGCTATGGACTTCTTGCCTCCGATGTTCCCAAGAAAGTTAAACAAGCGATGTTATTACTTGTATCTCATTGGTACGAAAACCGAGAAGCTGTAGCAACTTCTGGTGCCATGCCTAAAGAGATACCATTTAGCGTTGAAGCTCTACTCTGGCAGGATAGGTGTTTTTAATGAGGACTGGGCTTTTACGGCACAGATTAACAATACAGATACCAAGTAGGTCCCAGAACGCCTTCGATGAATGGATAGATTCATGGAATGATTGGGCTACGGTTTGGGGAAGTATCGAGCCGAACCTAGGCAAACGCTACTTTGAGGCGAAACAGGCCAATAGTGAAGTCCAGGGCTTAATACGAATTCGTTATCGGATTGGCTTGCTACCCACAATGCGGGTGAAGTATGGCAACCAGATATTCAAGATTATCTCCATAGTTCACCCATTCGAGAGGAAACAGGAATTGCACATTCTGTACACGGAGGCGCTGGACTAATGGATAATCAGTTTTTCAGGATAGAAGGGATTTTGGAAACAGCAAACAAACTGAAGCAAATATCCAATTGCCTAAAAGGGAAGGCAATGGGTGATACTTTATTGAAGCAGGCACAGGTAATCGCTGAGGATGCAAGTGATAGGGCACCTTTAGGCCCAACTGGAAATCTGAAACGATCGCCTATTGCGAAGTTACTGCCTGCAAAGGCTAATTATCCCATAATCGCCATTGCAGGAATTGATAGGAAGATAGCTCCTCATGCCCACTTGATAGAGTTCGGGACTTCAAAGATGTCAGCCAGACCGTTTTTCCGTCCGGCCGTGGATGCTCATAGGGGAAAGGTTGTTGATAACATCAAGGACGGGGCTAAGAGCATAGTGGAGAAGGCAGTGTGATGAAAATAGAGCAAGCAATCAAGAGGGAATTGTTAGCGGATAGTGGAATAACTAGCTTAATCGGTGAACGGCTATATTATGTTAAAGCTCCACAGAATGTTACGAAACCGTATGTGGTATTTTTCAAGGCTTCGGGACCAAGGGAATATTCCCATGATGGGGCTTCAAAATTAGCGCGGCCGAGATTTCAGTTCTCTTGTTTTGCCACAACTTATGATCAAGCGAAGCAGATAGCAGAGGCAATACGGGCAGCGATAGAAGCCTTTAGCGGAACGATGGGTGGAGCTGGTGGAGTTGAGGTAGGTTCATGCTTTTGCATAAACGAAAGCGATATGTATGAAGATAACACACAGCTATTCCATGTAGCGGTCGATTATCTAATCTGGCACAAGGAATAGCAGTTTATAACCATATCACAGGGAGCTTGAAGGCTCTCTTTTTTTATTAAAACAATAGGAGGTAAAAATGGCAGACACAGAAGCAAAATTAGCATTTGGAACAACTCTAATGAGGGTGGATGTACCGATAGCCGAACTTACCAACATTGGCGGGCCGTCATTGTCAGCGGATACGATTGATGCGACAAGCCACGATTCGTTGGTGACTGCTAGTGGTTATCGAGAGTTCATCCAAGGGTTACGAAACGGTGGAGAGATAAGTATTGAAGGGAACTTCATCCCTGGCAATCCGGGGCAGGTGGCTCTAAAGACAGACTTTGATGATGGCTCACTGGTTGCTTACACGATAACCTTCCCGGCGGTCATGGCGACTACCTGGACATTCAGTGCTATCGTGACGGCCCTTGAAACTAGCTCGCCTCTCGATGACAAGGCAAGTTTTACTGCAACACTGAAGGTAAGTGGAAAGCCATCATTGAATGTGGACCCATCAACTGGTATGAGTGTCTTAACAGGGAACTCATATCCAACAGAGGTAGCATTGGTCTTTGTGCCTACATTTGCAATCGGCACCTTCTTCTACACCTGCGATGTCGTCAGCACAAAAACCTATGTGAGGCTATCTCCAACTGCTACTGGTCACACAATCACAATCAATGGCAGTATAGTGACGACTGAAACTGAGTCCGGGGACATCACTCTTGGCGACGAAGGAACAAACACCAAAATTACCATCATAGTATGGCAAGCTGGCAAAGCCAAGAAAACCTATATCGTTTGGGTAACTAGGGCGGCCTAAGACCTAGATTCAATAAGCAAGACAGGGGAGGGGTGAAATCCTCCCCTGCCCCATTTAAGGAGGTTTTATGCCTGATAAGGTAAGACCAGAGATATCATTAACATTGGACAAGGAACGTCACCTTTTAATGGACCTCAATGCTATGGTGGCCTTTGAGGATGCGACAGGGAAGAACATCATGCAGGGCTTAGATGCTGACAGCATGACGGCCAGGGATTTCAGGGCTCTGCTATGGGCGTGTCTATTGCATGAGGATGAAGCCTTGAAGATTGAAGATGTGGGCAAGATGATTCATGCCGGGAACATGGGAGAGCTAACGGAGAAGGTTGCTCAAGCATGGGAAGTAGCCAGTCCTGAAGTAAAAGGTGACAAGAGCCCTTTAGCGGTAAGCCCCCAAAGTGGCTAGATTTATGGGCACTGGGGGTTTACACCCTTCATTTATCAAATAGCGAATTCTGGCATTTAACACTAGCACAGTTTGACGCTTTGTCGCAGCAATACATCGAAGAGCAAAAGAAATTAGACAGCCGCACAGCGTTGATTTGTGCCGTGCTGGCCAATATCAACCGTAATCCTAAGAAGCGAAGCAAGGCGTTTACTATTGAGGACTTTATGCCTAGCTATGAGAAGGGACGGCAAGTCAAATCGGCAGAGGAGATGCTGGAAACAGTTAAGCTATGGAATAAGGTATTAAGAGGAGACGAAATAGAAAAGTGAGTTTGAAATGGCAACTGAGATAAGTCGTTTATTTGTGGCCATCGGTGCCAAGACTGACGAATTTCACAAAGGCATCGATGGTGTGCAAAACAAAATGGATAACGTCAGCAAGAAGATGAAGATTGCTGGCGGGATAATGGTTGGTGCTGTGCTTGCGATTGGAACAGCTTCCCTCAAAATGGCTGGGGATTTCGATGGAGCCATGAGAGAGGTCAATACCATGATGCTGCTTAGTGAGGATGAATTCAAGACTTTCTCTAAGGATATCCAAAACTTAGCCAGGGACATGGGTGTTAATGCGGTGGAAGCTGCTAATGCTTTATACCAGGCTATCTCAGCAGGAGTGCCAAAAGAGAATGCTATTGATTTCTTGACAGTCGCATCGAAGGCAGCTATCGGTGGTGTAACGGATACTAAAACGGCTGTGGATGGGCTGACTACCGTGCTAAATGCCTTCAAAAAGCCAATGAGCGAGGCTCAGAATGTGGCTGACCTCATGTTTACTACTGTGAAGGGAGGTAAAACCACCTTCCCTGAACTAGCAGCGGGTATGTCAACCGCGGCACCACTGGCAGCTACCTTGGGGGTAAAGTTTGAGGACTTGATGGCGGCAGTGGCCACGCTGACCAAACAGGGTGTGCCAACAGCACAGGCATTTACTCAAATACAGGGTTCACTGGTTGCTCTAACCAAGCCTTCTACAGAAATGAAGAATCTGCTAGAAAAACTTGGCTTTGAGAGTGGCGAGGCAATGCTACAAACTTTGGGCTACCAGGGCAGTTTAGATGCCTTGAGGGGAGCGACTGAAGGTAATAATCAGGTTTTGGCTACTGCCTTTGGTAGAGTAGAGGGTTTGAATGCTGTGTTGGGTTTGACTGGTGAGAATCTAGAAACGGCTAAAGCTGACATGGATGCAATGGCTAATTCTACTGGTGCTGCCACAGATGCCTTTGACCAGATGGAAATGAGCACCAGCCGGCAACTTGAGAAACTTAAAGTCCAGTTCCAGGATATAGGCATAACGATAGGCACAGCCTTGATGCCTACCTTAAAGAAATTGCTTGAAACAATAACGCCGATTATCACAAAGGTAGGGGACTGGATTTCAAAACACCCGCAGTTGACTACGATAATCTTAGCCAGCGTTGGAGCATTGGGTGCTTTAATGTTACTTGCCGGGCCACTTCTGAAGACTATCCAATTGATGACACTTGCTCTACATTCTCACACTATAGCCCTGATAGCTCATAAGGTTGCTCTTATAGCTGCCTCCATAGCCACAAAGATAGCGGCAGTGGCACAATGGTTGCTTAATGCGGCCATGAGTGCTAATCCCATCGGATTGATCATTCTAGCTATTGCTGGTCTGGTGGCCGCAATTGTTTGGATGATTAAGAACTGGGATACCGTTGTTGAACATCTAACCAAAATTTGGGAATGGATGAAAAGTGCATTTCAGGCCGTAGTCAATTTCTTCAAGAAGGCATTAGGTTCAATAGCTGATTTCTTCAAGAATACTTGGGAAGGCATAAAGAACTTCTTCCAAAGGATATGGGATGGGATTACAGGTATTTTCCGTGCTGCTTGGGATGGACTTGTGAACATTGCCAAGACGGCAGTGAACTTTGTTTTGAGAATAATCAATGGCATGATTACCGGCTTTGAAGGCGCACTCAATTTTATCATTCGGGGAATAAATGCCTTCATTGGCCTGATAAATAAGCCGATTGAACTTCTGAATAAAATCCCTGGAGTTAACCTTCCTATTATCCCAACGATAGGCAAGATAACGCTTCCCAGGATTCCCCTTTTGGACTTAGGTGGAGTTATTGAAGGACCCGGTTTGTTTGCCGTTGGTCGTGGGGTGAAGGAAATTGTAAGAGAGCCTGGGACTGACGGTAATGCGGTTAATAACTATTTCCAAGGACCATGGTTTATCCGCGAGGAGGCGGATATCAATAGGATTGCCAGGGAACTATACCGATTGCAACAAAGCAAACAGGCGGCAATGGGAGTATAGATATGATTTTCAATGTAGTAGATTTAAGCGACTATGGGTTAATTGTAAAGCAATCTAGCCTATCATCTTTTATGCCAGGGATAAGGACAAATTATGTAGAGATTGCCGATAAAGCCTATGACTTCAGGGCATATCTAAACCCCCGGACTATCAATCTTGATGTTCTAGTCACGGGAACTAGCAAGGCTAACCTGATAAGCAATCTCGACAATATCTCAAGGTTATTAAACCCCGCGGAGGGAGTTAAGCATTTAACGCTGGACTTCCCCGATGATAGGTTTTACAAAGCTAAACTCGATAGTTCTATCGATTGGGAAATCATAACTCATAAACTGGCGAGGGCAGAATTGAGCTTTATTTGCCCTGACCCACTAGCTTACGATAATGAAGAAACCAGCAGGAATGTTAATTTAGACCTTACCGATCCCAAAACAATAACCGAGACGACAGGCGGCACAGCATACATCGAGCCTGTCTATACACTGACGGCAGGTGAGGATTTAACTGATGTGACTATCAAGGTGGAAAATCTAGACACGGGCGAAGAATTACAATGGGAAGGCTTTTTGACTACTGGACAGAAATTGGAAATAGATGTGGCTTTATGGATAGTCAAAAAAGAGGGAACGGCAAGTATGACAACTATAAGCGGACAATTCCCCCGATTATTGCCAGCTGCCGATAATTCAATAAAGGTAACAGGTTTTTCAACTTCGGGAAGTCTGAATATCAAATATAGGAATCAATACTTATAGGAGGCAAAAATGGCAGTAGCAGATTTAGTAGTTCAACAGTACACAGGAGTCACCCCCGACAAGGACACAGTCACCACGCCAAGAATGTCCACATCGGACGACGACAATCCAGGCACAAGTAATCCACTTCCTATCCCTGGAGCAGGTATAACATTCTCATATTGGATGACATTGCATTTGACCATCACCAATATTCAGGATGCTACATTACTGAATAATCACAAATTCTACTCTGACGGTGCTTGTGGTTGGACATTGGGGACATTAGGCGACCTATTTATAGCCCAAAAGACTGGAGCTGATATGGGTGTTCCAGTAGCAAACTATGACCAAGCTACGGGCACACCAGGAATTACAGGGGATGATATGAACCTTGAGGCTGGTGGCCACGCTTTCTACAAGACCGGCGAGGCCACTTATTCAGCTCCTGTAGCGGTAGACAGCCTTAATTCTGGTGCTCCGATGACTGTGGATGCTGGAGACCACACCATTGCTGAGGCATTTAAGGGGATTGTCCTACA